AGTCGTAAAGAACAATTAGAAGAACAATTTAAAAAAATCAAGTAGAATCACAGTTATATATGGCAAACACTTGAGAATATATGGACAATAAAGTAGTCGAAAGTAGAAAAAAAAACGGTGGAAGAAAGGCAGGAGTGCCTAACAAAGTCACTCAAGAGGCTCGTGAGCTGATTAAACAACTTCTTGACGCTAACCTACCACATTTACAGTCGTGGATTGTAGCTACTGCTAATGGCATTATAGATGATGCAACAGGAAAATATATAGTTCAGCCTAATCCTGCTAAATCTTGCGAGATAGTACAAAACTTGCTTGAATATTCTGTACCTAAACTTGCTAGAACTGAATTAATAGGCGATGCTACTGCACCTGTAGTCCATATCTACAAATGGCAAGATGATTGAGGTAGTCCATGAGTTCCCATACAAAGCTAGAGATGCTTTTAAAGACTTTCATAAACGCAAAGAACGGTGGGCTGTATTAGTTTGCCATAGGCGATCTGGTAAGACAGTCGCTAGTATCAATGACTTGATTAGGCGAGCAATAAAAGAAAATAAGCCTGATGGTCGTTATTTCTATATGTGTCCTTTTTATGCACAAGCTAAGTCAGTTGCTTGGGACTACTTATTAAAATATTCTGAACCTGCATTAGCCAAAGCCAATCAATCAGAATTATGGGTTCAACTACATAACGGTGCAAAGATTAGATTATTTGGTGCTGATTCTCCTGATAGTTTGAGAGGAAATTTCTGTGACGGAATTGTGCTAGACGAATATGCTGATATGCGACCTAGAGTATGGGGTGAAATTATTAGACCACTACTTTCAGACAGAAATGGGTATGCTGTATTTATTGGGACTCCACGAGGACACAACAGCTTTTACGACATATATAACGCAGCACAAAAGAATTCCAATTGGTTTACAAAACTTTTAAGAGCTGACCAATCTGGGCTAATACCTGAAGCTGAGTTACTTGATGCACAGCAGTCTATGTCTTCTAATCAATATGAACAGGAGTTTTTAGTTTCATTCGAGGCTGCCATACTTGGCGCATACTATGGACAGGAGATGCGTAGAATCACAGACTTAGACAAAATCACAGATATTGAGTATGACGATATGTTTCCATGTCACACAGCTTGGGACTTAGGTTTCAACGATAGTACGTCAATATGGTGGTATCAAGTCGTGCATGGTGAGATTAGAGTCTTAGATCATCACAGTTCTAACGGTCAAGCAATACCATTTTATACAGGCTTACTAAAGCAAAAAGAAGAAGAATTTGGGTATAAATATGGCATACATTGGCTGCCCCATGATGCTAGAGCAAAAACACTTGCAAGTGGTGGTAAGAGCATAATCGAGCAATTATCGACAAAAATTGACATAAAACACATCAAAATCGTTCCAAATCTGTCATTACAAGACGGAATTCAAGCAACTCGACTTGCATTAACTCGGACTTGGTTTGATAATAGATGTGAAGAAGGCATAGAATGTTTACGTCAATATCAGCGAGAATGGGATGATGATAAAAAAGTATTTAGGGATCGCCCAAAACACGATTGGACAAGTCATAGTGCAGATGCGTTTAGGTATCTTAGCATCGTATGGAAAGACGAAGAAAAACCTACAGTCAAAGATGAAAGCATTAAAGGACTTCATGTTGGAAAAACAGAAGTAACGCTTGAGCAGTTATGGAAAGAAACACCTAAAATAATGAATAGACGGATATAAGCATGGAACACACATACCAAGATTGGTACAACACCATCTCAAAATATGAGAGAACTTACAAGGATTGGGAAGGTCGCACCGATAGAATTATAAAGCGTTATCGTGATGACAATAGAAGTAGAAACAATATAACAGCAAAGTTCAATATACTTTGGTCAAACGTGCAAACATTAACACCTGCTATCTTTGCAAGACTTCCAAGACCAGATATTAGCCGCAGGTTCAGAGATAATGATCCAGTTGGTCGTGTAGCATCAATGATGCTTGAACGTGCTTTAGAGTACGAAATTGAGCATTATGGTGACTATGCTTCAGCGATGAAATCAAGCGTACTTGATAGATTACTCGGTGGTCGTGGTACGTCTTGGGTAAGATATGAACCACACATTACAGGTGGTAAGACAGAAGATGAACCTGATGATGGCTTTCAGATTACAGAAGATATTGATGAAGCTGAGACTGAAGGTGGTATACATCGTGAGGATCAAGAACGTATTGAGTATGAATGTTCACCTGTTGACTATGTTGCGTGGAGAGATTACGGTCATACCATTGCACGAACTTGGGAAGAGGTCACAGCAGTTTGGCGCAAGGTGTATATGGGAAGACCTGCACTTGTTGAACGCTTTGGTGAGGAACTCGGCGGCAAGATTCCACTAGATACTAAACCTGACACAACAAAGTCTTTCAATGAGAAGATGGGTGAAGGTTCACAAGAAGCGTGCGTGTACGAGATTTGGGATAAGACAACAGGTGAAGTCATTTGGTTATCAAAGTCGATGGGCAAGATACTAGACACAAAACCTGATCCATTGAAATTAGAGTCATTTTTCCCATGTCCTAAACCTTTGTATGCGACATTGACTACGGATTCATTGATTCCTGTACCTGATTTTGCTTTATATCAAGATCAAGCAAGACAATTAGATACGCTTGCAGACAGAATTGATGGCTTTATACAAGCTCTTAAAGTGCGTGGTGTATACGATGCTTCAGAACCTAGCCTACAACGTCTATTTACTGAAGGCGAAAACAATACATTGCTACCGATTAAGAATTGGGGTGCATTTGCTGAGAAACAAGGAATGGCAGGTGCAATCAATCTAGTAGATATTGCACCAATTGCTGCTGCACTTCAGTCTTCATATCAAGCGATGGATCAAGTCAAGAATCAAATCTATGAGATTATGGGCATTGCAGACATTCAACGAGGACAGACAGATCCAAATGAAACGCTTGGGGCGCAGATTATTAAGTCTAACAACGCAAGTGGTCGTTTAAAGACAATGCAACACGATGTCGTGAACTTTGCTACCAGTTTGTTGTCGATAAAGGCACAGATTATTTGCAATCACTTTACAGATGACACCATCATTAAGATTTCAGGTGCAATGCAATTATCACCACAAGATCAGATGCTAGTGCCACAAGCTTTGGCATTGTTGAGAAACGAGATGGCTAAAAACTTCCGAATTGAAGTGACTAGCGACTCCATGATTTATCAAGATGAACAGCAAGAAAAGCAAGATCGCATAGAATTCTTAGGTGCTGTCAGTTCATTTATACAATCAGCGTTACCTACTGCACAACAAGCACCTGAATTAACACCATTATTGATGGAGATGTTGAAATTTGGTGTAACTGCGTTTAAAGCAGGTAAAGGCATGGAAGGTTTGATTGACGAAACTGCTGATAAGTTTAGAGAGCAAGCAAAAGCAATGGAAGGTCAGCAAAAGCCACCATCTATTGAGCAACAGAAGATGCAAATGGATATGCAATTAGCACAAGCAAAGATGCAAAGCGAGCAACAGCAATCACAAGTAGATGCACAGATTGAACAACAGAAATTGCAAATGCAGATGCAGATTGAGCAAGCAAAGATGCAAGCAATTTATGAGCAATCACAGTTAAACGCACAGTTTGAGCAACAAAAGATTCAAATGCAAATAGAGTTAGAGAAAGCTAAACAAGAGTATCAAGCCCAAGAGAATCAATTGAAGTTTCAGCTTGAAGAACAAAGGAATGAACGTCAAGCACAGTTAGATATGATGCTAGAGAAAATGCGTTTGCAATCTGAGCAAAACAATCAATTGCTATTAGCCCACTTAAATAACGCTACAAAGATAGAAACAGCAAGAATTTCAGCAGGAATAGATGATGGAACGCAGTTTTTAGAAACAGGAGTTTAATTTGGCTATTGTTAAAGTAAAAAAATGTTGCACCTTGTGTAAAAATGACTATTTAGAAATTGATCAATCACAATTGAGTGACAAAGAAAAGTATTTGATGTATTGGAACTATGAACTAGGCTCAGAAGAAGCTGAGAAAGCATGGGCTGAGAAACAAGCTATGCAACCTAAAAAAGCACCTGACGTTATTCCTGATATTAGTGGTCACATCTCAATGGCTGATGGCAAATGGATAGATTCAAGGTCAAAGCATCGTGAAAACTTAAAACGCAATAATTGTATAGAAATCGGTAACGATGTACCTATGCAACAAAAGCAAGTAGGTTTTAATCGAAAAGAGCAAGAGTACAGAAAACGTCAAATTGCTGAAATTGCATACGCTAAATTGTCACACAAATAGGAGAATCACACATGGAAGAGTTAGAAACTAGACGAGAGATGCTTGAAAATGCTTTGGATGAAGTTCAAGAAGTTGAACCTACTGAAGCACCAGTTGAAGCACCTGTTGAAGAACCGACTAAAGAATCGACCAAAGAACCTATTGAAGTACCGACTGAAGCTCCTATTGAAGCTTCTGAGGTTGAGGAACAACCTAAACAGCCTACAACGTGGAAAAAAGAGTATCGTGATTTATGGTCAAAGATGGAAAAAGGCGAAGCTATCACAAGAGAGGACTTTGTCAAATTTGCTGACTATGCAAATCAACGTGAAAATGAATATAGAAAAGGTGTAAGTGCATACAAAGCTGAAGCTGACAACGCTAAACAGTTAGTCGAAGCGATAGGGCCATTCATTCCTGAGTTGCAAGCACAAAATATTCACCCAGTTGCATGGATTAATAATCTAGGTAGGGCGCACATGGTGTTGTCAAAAGCACCTTACGCTGAAAAAGTGCAAATGTTTCATAGACTTGCACAAGACTATGGCATACAATTAAATGAAAATAATGAAGTTAATCCGTATCAAAATGAACTTGTGCAACAATTACAAGCAACGCAACAACAGGTTCAGCAATTGGCACAGATTCGTGAGCAAGAAGAAAATCAACGGTTGATGTCAGAAATCAATCGAGTAGCAAGCAATGTGGAGCAATTCCCACATTTTGAACAAGTTAGAGAAGACATGGCTCAATTACTTGAGCGTGGACTCGCTAAAGATTTAGAATCAGCTTATGCAAAAGCTGTACGCATCAATGATGATGTGTATAAGATAGAACAAGAAAGACTCTTGAAATCTATTAATACACAAACATCAAAGGCACAGCAAGTAGCAAAAGCTAAAGCAACAGCTATAAGCCCAAGATCATCAACACCTAGTGGTCAAATAAGCAAAGGCGATGCAAAAGATAGACGATCTTTATTATTGGCTTCTTTAGCCGATGTAGAGACTGGTCGTGTTTAATTTTAATTTAATAAAGGAAATATCATGGCATTTGCAAACTCAGCAATCACCGATATTATCGCT